CTTGCATCAGTTTTAGGTATAGCGTAGCCACTTTTTCTAGCGAATCTTCCACAATTAGGGCGCGTTTCTTGGCTCTGCTAGACCCTAAACGGGCTAATTGAGAGGCGTGACCAGAGGAACGAACACCAGATTCGCCCTTGCCTTGCAATACAGAGGAGATGCCAGAGGCTTCAGAGAACATTGCGTCCACCTCATGTATCACCTCAAACAAAGATGACGGCATATCAGGGGCTAGTCGCTCTGCCTTGGCGTTAGGCATATCGCTTGCTAGTAGTCCACCAGCACGGTTTAGAGCAAAGTTCTTCTCATCCAAGATGCCAGTAAAGCCTGTGAGGGCTGTTGGCGGGTTAACTTGTTTAGAAAGCAAGTCAAGAATCTCAGTCATGCGGTTATTGCGTAACTGCTGAAGGAATACTAGACGTTGTACCTCAGACTGTCCCCAGTAATAGTCATACTGAGGGTTAGGGCATATCTGCACAAAGGGCAATTCGCCCTTCAAGAACATAGAGCCACCCGGTCTGTCGTAGATGAAGATGTCAGGGTCAGCCATTGTGACGCATTGATAGTCTTCAGTCTCGTCATTCCATACCCACAACTCATACATCTTGACTGTCTCTTCAGCCACACGCGCCTTGTAGCGGTTCATGCCTGAGAGGTCTAGGTTCACATTGCCATAGATGGTGGGGTTTGACTGCGACATGATGATGCGGTCAACGCCTTCAGGCAAGTCTTCAGTCTTGGTGTGTACGCTAGTCGTGATGCGCTTGACGATTGACTCGCGCTTGGGATGGGAATACAGCCGGTTGTAAAGCTCAGACTTGGTAATGTAGTAAGTTTGAACGAGGGCTTCTTGCCGGTCTGTATAAGGGGTGTCTTCTCTTAGCACTCCCATACTAGCTGGTTCAACCATGTATGGGTGTATGCCGTTGTTGTAGACAAGTTTGATGAATGTAGAGTTGAAACACAGCGCCCAAGTTAGTGCGGAACTAAACACTTGGTCTGCGTTGGAGTTAAGCCACTCGTCATTGAGCGCAAGCGTCAAGCGAGGAATCTTAATGTGTTCTTGGTCTGGGACAGAAGCCCCGACATTGATGGAGAACCGTGTCGTTTCTGCTGAGTAGAGGAACGATGTTAGTTGGTCAATGTGGGGATAGATTTTGTTGAAGATGGTCGGAGACTCATCAGGACCAGAACCAAAGAGGAAGAAAGAACGCAGAGAGGCGTAGTCACCTTTGCGCTCTTGCAAGGACACCATGCACTTTTCAATCAAGTCACGGTAGAACTGTTCTCTAAGAAGTTCGTTGGATGGTATCCGCATTATTTCTTCAGACTTAGGTTTTCATGGTCGGCAGTATAACTAGCCATCTTAGGTCCAGTCAAATTACCAACATCTTTAGGCAAAATGGATACCGCTTCATCACGAACTGGTCTAACCGCATTGCCTCTGAGCAGATTGCTCATACTGTAACGGCTGTCTCCACCCCAGATAGCAGCGTCACCCGGTCTTGGCTCTCTTGGACGTTCTGCGGCAATCTTAGCCTCTTTCTCAAGCTGGCGCTTAGAAGTCTTGTTCTTACGAGTAAAGAACCCTGCTTGATTCTCGCCTTCGCGGGTGGACTTGACATCAGTCATATCAAATTCCATAGCCAGTTGTTTGATGTTTTTGTCGTTCTTCTTGGTCGTATCCGAAATGAGTCCCGGAGCTTGCAAGAAGACAACATAGACATCTTCAGAGCAGTTCTTCATTGGGCATTTAGCCTCAAAGCTCTCAAAGTATCCGTGTTTGTCGCATTTATAGTCTTTTAGCACAGCCATAGTTATCCCCTTTCAAGTGCTTCATCTAAGGTCTGACCTGAGTAATCACCGCGATTGCTCACCCCTACCTTAATCTTTATTTCCCCATTGACTAGGTGTAATCCCGTTGTACGGGCTAGTCGGGGCTTTGGTTCGCGTCTGTATTCCACGAACCGTGTCTTGTCTCTGTTTTGCATAACGGCTACTTCGCCTTTTAGCCATGAGTTGTAGCCTTTACTCACCCGTATCTGCATATATTCGGTCAGAGGTCGGATGCGATAGAAAAACACATCGAGCAAATGCTCCTTGTCAACACCACACAGCTCGGCAAAGAGCTTGACAGAAATGCCTCTGTTTTGGTCTTTGATAAACCGCTTGATGATGCGGAGCAGTTCACGCTTGGGTATGGTCTGGGGCAACATACTCGATGGTGTATCCAATGGATTGCAAAAAGCCTAAAAAGTCAGGCGCTCTGTGTGAGGTAACTATCTTAGGGTTTACCACTATGTGTGAGTCTGAGACAAGTTTGAAAGAAGTGTTGTGGCAACCAAGAAGTCTGCCAAAGTCAAAGTCATCATGGAATGTGGGGATGACGTTCTCTAGGGAGAAGTCTCGGACAGTCTTCTCAGAGGCGTACTTGATGCCATGCTCGGCAAAGAGGTGACGCTTGATGCAAGAGAGTTGCACGTCCTCATTCCAGAGGTGAATGTCTTGTGCATGGTTGTGGACGATGCCAAGTTTGTTTGGTGCTTCAAGGAAACGCTTGCTTCTCAGGCTGAAACCCCCGTTTTGGACAATCACACGGGGAAATTTGTCGTGCCAACCAGCTTGCAGAACTAATTGGTTGCCCACCATAGCAGCATGGCAAGCACCACCAATGTAGTCGTATTCGTAATACTGTGGCTTGAAGTTAGCCCCGTTTAGCACCCACCCGTCATCTTGAACCATCAGGCAGTAGTCTGTATCAATGAAAGCGTAGAGAGAGTGCATGACAAAAACTGAATACATCATGTAGTCAAGAAAACCAATCTCTTTCCACTCAATGCTGTCTGGCAAGTTGTCAGGCTTGATAAGGGATAATAGTAGCCCCCGTGACCCCGGTAGTTCCTTCATGGACTTCAGAATGGAAGGTATGGCAGATGCGCCATTGTTGTGTCCGTAGACAGAGACTATGGTCAGGTTGTTATGTTCCATAGACACCAATCCTTTTGAGGTAGTCAGATACGTTGCGACCGACAGCCACCTCTTCAGGGGTCTTGTCTTCTTGTGAGCGTGATACTGCGCGAGATATTCTTTGGCTTATCAGGCGAGGCTGTAGTTGTTCAGCATAGGCTGCTGCCGCCAGAGCAGAAGCAATTACTCGGTCATCCTTGTTGCGACCTGAAGCAGCAATACTGCCACCCTCACGGGTTATGGTCTTCATCTCTTCCAAAGTCTCCATGTCATATACCGCCATCATTCCGCGCTCAAAGTAATCCTTCATGTAGGACAACATACGCTCCTTGGTCTGCACGGTTGTTAGCCAGCCAATAGAGTTGGACATTCCACCCATCGTGTCGTTGCGTCTCCAGATGTAGTTGGACATTGACCCGTAGACATCCATGAGTTGCCGACCAATTTCTCCAGCCATAGCAGCCGCTTGGCGTTTCAAGTTGCGTAGCTCATTGATAACCGCTTGCCCCGGTCCATTGACTTCGAGGTTAAGGGTTGAGTTCTTGTATGCGCCAGCGAGGTGGGCAATCACCCAAGCAAACTGGTAGGTGTTGAGTTCACTTGTCGCAAAAGCAGCGACTTGCTCCATACCGTCAGAGTAGCAACGATAGACCTGAATACAGAAGCGGTCAGCCCAGTCGCTTGACCCATAAGCAGGGTCAGCACCAATGACGTAGTAGGCGGTGTCCACAGGCTCTTCCCACACTTTGAGGGTAGCCAAGCGCTCAGTTGACTTGACTACTTGGGTGTCTTGGAAGTTAGCCCCAAAGACATAGCGGTAGTTGTCAAAGGATAGCTTCTTAGAAATCTTGGCTGCATCTGTGCAACGTGCAATAGAGAAGAAGGATGTGCCGGTCATTACAAAGGCATAGTCCTCAGTCGGTGGGAACTCTTGGTACATCAAGCTCTCATCCTTGATGCCTTCCAACATCTTCCAACGCCACCAAGCCATCTGTCTTGAGTTGACTTCAAAGTTGTAGAGCTTCTTGATGTCTCTAGTCCATTCCTTCTCTTCAGGGGTGAGCTTGCCATCCCAATAGACTTTGTAGATGTCTGAGTCAGGGTCAGCAGAGTAGAACTCATTGCGCCACCAGCCGCAGAAAATAGCCTTCTGTGTTCTAGCCCGTTTAGCAGTTACATACATCTCATGGAACATATTGAAGCCACGGGCGGTAGATTCAAAGATGTAGAGGCGTTCAGGGTTAGTCTCAGCAAGAGAGGCTAGGAGGGAAGCCAGACCTTCCTCGTCACCCCAAGAAGATGTTTCTGTGCCGTGAAGAAATGTGATGCCTTTTCCGCGTCCGAGAGAACCCTTGGCTCTGAGTCCTGCGACTTGGTAGAAGATTCGACTTCTGTTTTTGAGGGACAGAGAGTTTCTGTTGTGGGCAAGCATGGGGATTTTGTACTCTTTTGGGAGTCCATCCATGTATGCACCGAGTGTTCCTCTGAACATATCTCGGTTTTCTTCGGTGTCTGTAACAAGTGTGCCCCCAAGCCCTGCGTTAGTGAAATGCCAATATAAGTCTAAGGCTAGACTTATAGTAGTAATACCTAGTTGCCGACCCTTCAAAATAACAAAGAAGTGAATACCGTTAGCCAAGCCAGAAGAGATTTCCTCCATGACATAGGTCTGTGTGCCAAGAAGGTGGTCTAAATTTCTTAGCCCCTCTTCTTTAGTCTCAATTTTGAGTTGAGCGCAGAACTTATAGAACTGTTGTAAATTAAATTTCATCTAAGTTCCAATGAATGATGTCCCCGGCAGCCTTTTTGTTCCTAGCCACATTTAGTAGCTCCTGAACAGTTATGGGCGAATACTGCAATTTCCATCTGTCAACCAAGGCAATCTTCTGTTTCTTGGTTTTACAAAGAAGCGCAGCCCTGACTTCTCCCTGAAGCCAAACCCTACTCGCCCTTAACTGCTCTCTAGTGGATAGGTTCGTATTGCTCAAGCTGGCTACGCACCTTCTCTAACTCCTCTTGTGCCATCAGCATAAGACGAGCAGACTCAGTATGCACACGCATCAGCTCTTGAAACAACTCCACAGCGTTCATCCGAGATACACGGGTCATGTAAGCCTTCTTCATGTCCTCAGCAGCCATAGGCATCATGGCGTTATGACCGTTTACTAAGCCGTTCTCCATACCCTTACTCCTTCCTTCTCGCATCTAGCGATAAATTTCCTATCCAACTTCTTGCCAGTCCGGTAGTTGTTGTTACACACCACTTGTAACTTACCCTCGGCAACAAAGAAACTGTCCCCCACCTCCATCACCTTGTACGGATACCTCCGCTTATCAGGTGGCACAGGCACATCTTTACTTACTTCCATGTTAATCATTTTCGTCCCCCTATCCATGTTGGGCAGTATAGACAAAAAAAGCCCCACCACAAGGGCAGGGCAAAGCCCAGAAAGGACAACTGACAAAAAGGATGTTGGTGGGCTGTATCCATATCAGCCTCTACCGAGTGGTTACGGCTCCGAGATATTGATTCACCAACAAGGTGACTATACACAAAAACACATATTTTTTTTGGTGGAGGAAGCGAATGGGGCACGCTCACTTAGACCCTCAAACCCATTCGATGACCGCGTGGTGACGTGGCGCTTGATGACTACATAACCATGACCAAGCCCATATCCAATGCCATGCAATGCCATGATGTAGAGCTTAGAGTTAGTGTGTAGCGTCACGGTAGACATACCCCTTTTATATATCTCTAGAGGGTAGAGAGTGGACAATATTTCTCAAGTCCCTTTTGCCTACACAATGTCAGTATGTAGATATTTAAATATAGTAATACAATACACCTCATATTATGTATACACTATATATTATATATAGTATGTAGATAACATAGTATCTACATAACATATTGTGTATACATTATATTTAACTTCATAACATAATTACTCTTATAAAATAAACTTAACATAATATATATTACTGTGGATAACTCTGTGGATAAAAAAATAGTACCCTAATAAAATCAATGACTTACATGGGGTTGGCACGATTCTATTATGCTTATATAGTGTAAGGGTAGATAATCTATCTCTACATTCCTAATCATTTCCTAACTAGGGGCATATCATGCAAAAGACAGACATTGCACAAGTCATTACAGATTCAATCGTTAAGCAATTGGAGCAAGGGGTAGCGCCATGGGTTAAGCCATGGGCATCTAAGCCCTCAGAGGGAGCGCCACACAACCCCTCAAGCGGTACTCACTATCGCGGTATCAACTTTATCTGGCTGAGTCTCTTACAAAGCTCTGGTGACTTTGGC